AATAATAATAGTTCCCGCAGATGCAAACCCGGCAGTTGAACCAACAACAATAGCCGCAGTTGAACCTGAAGTTGGTATAGCGTTGGTTAAAGTTGTATACCCATCTTGATGAAACGCCCCATAAGGAAACTGAATAAACCTGCCGCCAGACTCGCCAAGCAAAGCTCCAGTTAGGTTGTCAAGCTGGTTGAAGTACAGACGCAGGATGTTGGAATACTGCTCAATGAACTGTGCGTCATACTGGGAGGGAGCCGCAGGCAGGCGCGGCTGTACAACGGGTCTGTAGCGGTTTATGATTGTTGTTGCCATCAGCGTCTGCCGTCAGGACGAATATCTATACGAGACACACCCATTTGCCACTGAACACCCAGCGCATCAGAACTGACCTTGAACGCCATTTGACGACCGCGAATCCGCACGTACACTTGCTGGGTAAATTCTTGAATGGCGTAAGTTCTTTGGTTCTGGTAGTTCTGCGCACTGACAACATCAGGATTGTTTGATGGGCCGTATGGCGCACCTGAGTTAGCGCGGGGGAGTACCGTGAACATAGCAGCCGGACTATTTACAGTTGAGCCGTCAAAAGTTAAGTCGGGGATTAACCTCCACACAAACCCAAAGTTATGCCCGTCCCCAATGTCAAAGTCGGATGTTGTGACCTGCGCCACGATAGGAACTGCTGGGTTAACTGTGCCATCGTCCACCCCGTTTTCATGATACACAAGTAATGCGTTTGCATTGCCGCCAGCTACGCCGTAAGTTGCTGCCATAGGGTATGCACGTAATGCGCTGTCAAGCCATGCGGTACGCCCTTGGTATGCTGTGCCGGTGTAGTTAACCCAGTCGCCGTAATACCAAGTGTTCTCCAAATGGTTATAAATAACGTAACGGTCAATCACATCAGAATTGGAAGAACAGTACTGCCACCACACTTCACTATAGCCCTCGTTTGTGCCAGCCATAAACTGAAACGATTGCGTCAAATTTATATCGTTGTAGACGTACTCGCGCAAAGTGGAGGGCAGAGTTTGAACGCGACCTGAGTACATGTAGAACTTATCTGTACCCATCCAGTATGTGATGTTGTTAGCGGTTGCTATCGCATTTGGCCCAGCAATAGATATGTTGTCGCCCATGATCTGGAAGCTCCAGACATAGGGTGGGCCAAGGTACTGCATTGAATATATAGCAGCGTCAGTCAGCACCAAAATCTCTTGGCGAGTCTGCATGGCAGTAATGATTTGTGAGCCGTGACTCAGGCGGTAGCTACCTGCTTGATTTGTAATAGCTGGAATCCACGTAGCAAAACTCTCTTGGTCAGACCAGCGGATAAGCAAAGGATCTTGTATGGTACTGCCGTAATCATTAACACCAAATGCAAGGACAAACCTTGAGGCATCTGACACCATTACAAAGTTGGCAATCGTCGGGCATGAGGAATCTGTGGTAATTGTTCCCGATTTGGTAACAATTGAGGTGCTTGGGCCAAGATACTGACCTCGGTTAAACGTGGTTGCGTTTGCTGAGTTTGCCCAGTAATACAACGCACCGCCGCGAGGGTTGAAGATCAAATCCTCACCAAAGTTTGATTGGCTCCATGTGCGAAGCTGTTGCCCAATACCCTGACCAGCGGGAGCAGGAGCGCCCCAACCAGTAAATGTGGTGGACTGGACAACTGCTGCGTTGTCGGCATGGGAGGCGGCTGCACCTGAACCTGCGCCACTTAATCCTCGGGTACACCCTAAGAATTGAGTTGAATTTTTACTCGTATAAGAGATATTCTCTGAGTCAATTAGGATGTTTCCGGATGCCGAAAACGCAGTTGTGCTATCCACCGTGATTGTGGTGACGGAGTTGTTTATAGCCCCATTAAGTTGATTTGTTGCCGTGCCGGGGATAACGCCGCCCCAAGTACCCGCGCCCCAGCCTACGTTCTGGGTATAGACGGGATTACCTGTTGTGACTTGGTAAGCGCCAACAACGGAGCCTCCACCATTGCCCGAATCCCCTGCGGTTGCTGCAACTGAAGAGGTTATGGTGTACTGGTTAGAGCTTAGATAGGTAATCTGAAACTCAGCGTTAAGTATGGTGGCTGTGATATTGCCGCCCAAAGAAACTGCGCCGCTGTAAGTTACAAAGTCGCCAGTTTGCGCACCGTGCCCCGCATCGCTAACAGTGATTGTTGTTGACCCCGTCGAAGCGGCAAAGGTGACCTCTCCCGCCGTAGTTGTTGTACGTAATGGGGTTACATCGTAGTAAAAGCCGTTTGTACCATTTTGAATGTAATATTTAAAGTTTGTGCCAAGGGCCAATAAGTTATACCCTGTCAAATTAAGCCAGTTCCATAACGCCCGACAAACCCCCCAAAGCGTGCCAGTGGTTGGCTTTAGCGCAGATGTGTTTGTACCCGTGTCAGCTGTCCAGCCGCCAACTTTCTCTGGCTGACCAGAACGAAAGCGTATTTTATTGGCAGCATAGTACCCACCCTCATTGGCGTAAGAGGTGTTCTCTCTGTTTATGCCGGGGCGGAATTGGAGTTTTTGTAAGGGCATGGCATCAGGCTACTAGACCGGGAACGTATTGGGTTTTACCAGCGACTTTCATTGCGGTTAACTCCTGCTTCTTCAAGTTGTTCGGGTCATAAGACACATGCACCCAGCCGCTGTCGGGGATGCCGGGGGTGTAGAACTCAAGAATGAGCTGGGTATATTCTAAGTTATCCATGATCCATTGGGCAAGCTCTGCGTTTGCCACTCCGGGGATTTCTATATCGGCGGCTCTCCCAAGGCAATGGTCTGAGGTACGAGATCCTTTCACTGCTGCATTGGACTCAGGACTGCGATAGGCAGAGTTCACCTTAACGCCCTTGGCAAAGTGGTCACGCACGGGCTGGAGAACCTTCTCCGCCAAGAGCTTCAAGGACGCAATCTCGGCTTCACCGGGGGTATTGTCCAAGCCCATGCGCAGGGCGGTCTCGGACTTAGTTAGTTCGTGTAATGAAAAGTTTGCTGTCAGGTTCATTGCTTTTTCTTTCAAGTTTAATTTCCATATCTACACAAACTACCTCAACTGTATTGCCTTGCTTGGTAATTTCAATTTTTTGTTGGGCTATTTCTTGCTCACACTTTTGCTTATCTAAGGTGTAAATTTCTGACTGAAAGAACCTACATTCCAGTGCAATACAGATGTACAGCAAGGGAATGTAAATGGTCATTTCATGTTCCTCATTTCGTTGTATTGGTCAATACAGGCGTTGAGACTGCGGATGGCTTGGTCGCCTCGGCTGGTGAGATCGACAAGAGATTCAGCAATTCTTGGGTCAAGCTCGGCTCTTGTTTCTGTATCTCCAACGGCAACGGGGGTATCTTCGGTGGCTGGTACGGCGCACTCGGGGGTTTGGACAGGAACGAACAGCCTGAGCTTGCCAGAGACAATATCATTACGCAGCTTGTTTTCTTTAACTTTTGCAACATCGTTGGCTTTCCTTAAAGTTTGGGCGTATGTCTGGGCAACCTCACCCATACGCTGTTCTGTTTCCCGTGCTTGCTCGTTTAAACGGGCAATTTCAATTTGCTGGCGCTCATACTCGTCTTGCTCGCCCTTGTAGTACCCGCTACCAAAACTGCCAAGCAGGGCGAGGACAACACCAAGCAACACCCAAGGATTAAAGAGGCTTAACATCGTCGGCTTTCATCATGGCTTCAGTCTTGTCCTTGCTGGACTTGCTTGATCCGTAGAAGAACGAAATGATGGTGGCAACTGCTGTACCCAGCAGGAAGCCCAAAATGATGTTGGCAAAGTCTCTGCCGCCCTCGGGCAACAAAACAAAGGTTACACAAAAGAAGTAAAGAACAGAAGTTGACGCCCAAAACCACGCATAGTAGTAAATGAAATGCTTGGCTGTTTTGTCATTTGGGTCTATCTTGTGTTCCATCTTGTTTTTCCTTTTCAAGTTCTCTGCGTGTTTTTTCCATCTTTTCAATCTGCTGTTTGGCTTCATGCTTTGTTTGCAATACGTCTACGTACAACATACCCAATAAAGGTAGAAGCATACCCACAAGAACGCAAGCGGCAATCCATCCCATAACTATTTCCCAATCCTGTACAAGAGGCCGAGGAGCAACCACATATATAGGAGGAATAGGATAGTCGCCAGCAGATACGCCTGCCTTTCCTTTAGAAGCCTTTCTTCCTCCTTGCGTTGCCATGATTCATCATCCCGTTTCTTCCTTGCCTTGTCCTGCTCTATCTTGATGACATCCCGCATATCAAACACTTTTGAGTACAAAGCCCCCATCTCTTTAGGAGCGCCGTACACCATCGCCTCTCTTATCTCGGTCTCCAACAGCGCCATCTGGTCTTGAGCCATGACCCGCTTCAGGGCGGCTTCCATCAGGTTGGCATCGGGGTCGTAGACTGTTTTGCTCTTCTCTTCCTCTTCCCTTATGTGGTCAGCAAGCTGTTCCTGCAATTTGAAAAATTGGGAGAGCTGGACAACAATGTCTGCCATGACTTGGGTTTCGTCAACGGCAACGTAGGCTTCTTTCTTTTTCGCCACAGGCTGGGGGCTTGCAGTGGGAGCTGTTCCGAAGAGCTTTTCCCAGAATCCTCTGACTGCTTTGGCATCTGTAACAACTTCATCAACAGTTTTCTTGATCTCCATGAAAGACGTTTTGGCGTCTTTGTATAGATTGCACCCCTGCTTAATAGCAGCGACACAGGCATTGGCGGCAAAGAGGATGCTGAGTGGATCAATTTCATTTCACCGTTATGCGCGCAATTCAGCCCAATTTTGTAGCGAATCACCGCCGCCCAAATCAAATCTATATGTAGAGCCGCTCGGAACAATAAATGTGTATGACGCGCGTCTATTTGATTGTGTGCCCCCAGTCAATATTTGTATTCCATCCACGAAAGCAGCTTGAGAACTAGTTGTAGATGCTGCGTTGTTTACAGCGGATATATAGACCATGATGGGCCTGCCTGTTGAATTTGTGTATGTTGTACCTCCAGCACGACTTGAAGTCACATCTTGCGTTGTTTGTCCTACACCAATAGCGCCAAGAGCGGAGCCAGCATTAGCAGCAGTTGTTTGCCCTGTTCCACCAGAAGCAATGGCCAGTGTTCCAGTCAAACCTCCGGCAGTTCCAGTTGTGTTTTGATTAAGTGTGGGAAATGTGCAGTTAGCCAAATTACCAGAAGCGGGAGTGCCCAACGCGGGGGTAACCAATGTTGCCGATGTGATTGTTGGCGTAGTCAAAGCCGCGTTTGTAGACAACACATTGTTACCAGAACCCGTGGAAGTTGTAACTCCAGTACCGCCGTTAAGGACAGGTAATGTGCCGGTGATGTCGCCCGTGCTGATGTCAATCTGATCCCAAGAGGTGTTTGTGCCATCTGATTTAAGGTACTTACCGTTGGCGCTTGTCTGGCTTGGAGCCAAGGCATTGAATGCAGCGTTGGCTGTGGTTTGTCCAGTACCGCCTTTGGCAATAGCCAACGTACCAGTTAGGTTCTGCGCTTGGAGGTCGTAGAAGTTTGTACCATCCGACCAAACCATGATCTTGTCACCCGCCACAATTGCAATTCCAGTACCGGCAGCAGTTGTGTTGCCAATGACCGTAGAGTTGTAGATGGTAATTGTGTAGCTGGAGTTGTTCCAGATGATGTATTGCTTGGATACGGGAGGAGCATAGATGGCAGAAGCTGCTGCCGCACTGTTAAATTTCAAAATAGCGTATACAGACTGGTTTAGCGCCGCAGAGGACGTTGGCCCATTTACGTATGTCAAAGCCTGTGCAGTAGAGGTGACCGTTACCGCCTGATACCCAGCTATTGCCGCATCAAAAATGTAGGCAAAGTTGTTGTCGGTAGTAGTTCCCCATGTACCGGCTTGGTCGCCAGAGCCAATAAGCTCTACTCGCAGGCTTGATGAATATGAACTGCTCATGGTGTTTCTCCTTGCGGCATTGCTGCTTTGATTTCGTCTATTGTAGAAGCCGCGTCAATATCTGTCTGCATAGTTGCGTACTTGGCCCTGATTAACGCCCTTGCTGCTTCAGCGCCATCTGTCTGACCGGGAATTTGCTTGGCAATAGCGTCGTCATACGGTTGGAACTCTGCTGACCGAGCCGCCCGGCGCACGTCATGAGCAATAGCTTTGGCTTTGGTGACGTTAATCGTAATCATTCTTGAGTCTCCTCTTGTTCTGCAAACCATGCGTCTGCGCCAATGCCATGCCCACCGGGGCTGCTGAAATCAGCTTCCCATGCGTTAAAAAAAGTATTGTCTTGCGGAAGTTGGTCTGCGTTGATGATGTGATACGGTTTGCCAGCAGGGACATCTTTGCGAGCTATCTCTTCGATTGATAAGCCACAGGCGGCAGCAGGAATTACCACTGATAACCAGCCTTCGTCGTTTGGGTAAATGATTACTTGTGTCATGGTTTTTCCTTATCTAATGAAGGCAACATATGCCTGAGTAAAGTCTCTTGGGGTTGACGTGTAATCATTTGTTTGAATCTGACAAACTGTTGTTGTTTTATTTGTAGGCGCACCGTATTGAGTAGTAGTAACCACGGTTCCAACAAAAGAGGCATTACCCCCGCCACCACCACCAGCTATACCAAAATATGCGGCATAGTTAGCATCGGGAAACGTAAAGGAAAAATTAACAGTGTAATTTCCCGTACTGTTTTTTGTCATTGATGTAATGCCACCAGATGCGTTTAATGTTGCTGGTGATGTAGTTCCGTTAAATGTTGCCCATGCACGACAGCCGTATGCAGTGGCAACAGAGCCGTAGCCTGAGTTGAAACCAAATGTGCTTCCCGTTGCATTCCCAGTAACAGTGGCGGCTGAACCTGTTGTGTTTTGGTTAAAAGTAGGAAAAGAAGTTAACGATGCCGCTGATCCATTGGGCGCAAGCACATCTGTGCCAATTACCAAACCAAGACTTGTTCTTGCCGCAGATGCTGAAGTTGCCGCTGTTCCCCCTTGAGCCAAACTCAAAGCAGTAGTTAAGCCACCTAAAGATGTAATGTCTGAGTTTGCACCTTTAAGGGCAAATGGGGCGGCTGC